TAAAGATTACTACAAATAAATTAACCATTATTGAAGGTTATGACTATGGATTAGCAGTTCCATTTTGTTATATGCTAGGCTTTGCAGATGATAAGGGTAATGTATTTTTGATGGCAGGGGCTTATGAAAAAGAATTGCCCATTGGTAAACATATAGAAATGATTAAAGATATTAGAAACACATATCAAGTAGATCCAAATAATATGATTCTTGCTGATCCTGATATCTTTCGTCGTAAGGCTGTAGGTAAAAAGTTAGTAGGTAAAGCAATTTCTGATATGTTCTTAGAAGAAAATATAGTATGCACTAGAGGGAATAATGATATTGCTAATGGGATTGTAAAGGTTAGCCAGTATTTAATACCTATGAAGAAGCATCAAAATCCTATTACTGGTGAGTGGGGAGCGCCTTACTTATATGTAAGCGACGAATTAGGATTTTTTATGGATGAAATAAGTGATTATTATTGGCAGAAATCTCCTACAGGTGAACAAATGGATAAGCCTATGGATAGGAATGATCATGCTTTAGATACAGCAAAATATATGTTTTCTAATCGTCCTAATATTTCGAAACTCATTGTAGCTCGTAATCCTAAGAAAGTTGGTTGGCTTCGGTGGGGAGAACGTGATATTCAAGAAACAAGGAAGAGTGTAAGACATGGCTAATCCTAAGATATTACTTGAAGCTATTATGAGAATGGTAGAACCGGGACAGGCTACATCACCAGTTCCACAAGGATTACGTGGGCCGGGACCAGTACTTACAGATTCTGTAGAACCTAATGCATTACTTAACATGAATGAACCTCCTACTAATCTTGATCCTACTGATTTAAGTGGTCCATTAGATCCTGCATTTGATAAGGGAGGCTTATCTGCTGATATACCAGATCCAGACTTTGTTAATCCAGATCTTAGGCCTCCTAAAGAGTTATCAGGTATTGATTTTGAAGGCACTCGATTTGATGAAGAAGTAACAAGAATAAGAGGAATTAAAGAACGTGGAGGAAATGTAGGAAATGCTGTAACAGATTCTGTTGCTGCTGGAGAAACTAATGCCTATATACAAGATGTAGTAGGACGTTTTCGTGGTATGTTTGATGTAGATCAATTAAGTAATGCACAGACACAAGGCTCGACTGCTAGTAGACTTCGCGATGGTTGGAAGAAATTATCGCAACAAGCACAGACTGCCCGTAATCCTAATGTAACTCCTGAAGTAAGAGCTAATGCTTTAGCAGATATACAAGCAATAGATGAATGGTTATCTAAAGGTGGAACACGTGGTGGAATGGAAGGCACAACAGGTAGAGCACCAACTAAGCAAGAAATGGCAGAGACAAGAGGACTAGGTGATACTAGAGGTTCTGCTATTAATCAAGCAGAAATCTTACCTGATTTACCAGCACAAAGAAATCCTGCAAAACCTGAAGATACATTACTTAACATTTTACAAGAAATGCTAAAAGGACAGTAAGATGCCTCATGATCAAATTCCAACAGATGTCGATGCTGCAATTGACGAATCTCTTGGAGAACAAGCACCTAAGAAAGGTAGACGTTCTCGTAGGAAAAGAGAACCTTCATATAAGGTAGTTGGTAGTAGTAAAATTCCTGTATCTAAATCTACTGGTAAAGTATGGAAATCTCGTGTAGCACAAGCAGAAAAACAAACTGAACATGTAAGACGTGCTTGGTCTGAAGCTATTCGTTATTATGAGAACGATCAATTAGATCATAGACAAGGCAGAGAAAATGGCTCTGGTAATGTTATTGGTAATACGAAATTAAATAATAACATCACAGAAACTGAGAACGTTGTATTTGCTAATGTAACTACAATGGTTCCTGCTTTATATGCACGTAATCCAGAAGCAGAATTTACATCTAATGTAGAAGCTAATAGAAAGATCGCAACAACACTTGAACGACTAGTAAATGTTATAGGTGGTCGTAAAGCTGTTCCCGGTGTAAATCTAAAGCCTAAAGTAAAACGTTGTGTAGTTACTACTCTATTAACTAATCGTTCATGGATGAAAATTGGTTGGACACCTAAGACAGAAAGTAGTGAACAGGCATTAGAGGACCTAGCTACATTATCTAAAGACTTAGAGAAGGCAAAAGACGGTAAACGTATTATAGAGATAGAAGGTCAAATTGCTGCATTAGAGGAAACAGTTAGTATTCTTCAGCCAGCCGGACCATTTTGTAAAGTTAAATCTCCATTTGATATCTTAATTGATACTAATGCAAAGGAGATTGATCTTACTGATGCTAATTGGTTAATAGAAGCTGATATGTTACCTACTGAATTCTTGTTAGCTATGTATGCTAACAAAGGAAAAGGTACTGAATATAAGTCTATTTATAAACCTACACATGTAATGAAGGCATCACTAAGTGCTGAAGATGGCGAACAAGATGCAGCACATTTCTCTATATTCAATGATAGTAAAGATGAAACAGCAAAGAGTTTTGGGTTTAATGATCAAGAATCTTTTGATAAAGCTAAACTTACAAAGGTTTATTTCGTTTGGGATAAGGTTACTAGGAGAGTATTACTATTCAATAGTGCTGATTGGACTTGGCCTATTTGGGTGTGGGACGATCCTTTACAGTTAGATACATTCTTTCCTTACTATCCACTTACTTTCTTTGAATCTCCTAGTGGGCCATTAACTAAGGGGGAAGTATCTTATTACTTAGACCAACAAGATAGTATTAATGAAATAGCTGATGAACAACGTAGAGCTAGGAAATGGGCAAGACGTAATATCTTTTATAATAGTAATACCTTATCACAAGAAGATGCTGCGGCTGTGCTTAATGGAGATGATGGGACTGCTAGAGGATTAAATGTCCCACCAGAAACAGATTTAACAAAAGTTATTAGTTCTATTCCACCTCCATCTATTCAATTTGAACAGATGTTTAATAAAGCTCCACTATATGAAGCAATAGAAAAGATTTCATCCGTATCTGCTGTTATGCAAGGTGCACAGTTTAAGACTAATACAAATAAAGATGCAGTAAATGCAAATGTTGGTGCATCTAATATGCGTGTAGATGAAAAGACTGATGCTATAGAAGATTGGATAGGACAAATCTATTGGGGCATCGCTCAGTTATGTATTATGAAGATGGACAAACAGACTGTTGTAGATCTAATTGGTGAAGAAGAATCTGCTGAGTGGAAAACTATGCAAGCAAACGAAATTCGTTCAATGTCACATAGAGTAGTAGGAGGATCAACACAAAAACCAACTAGTGCAGCAAAGAAGGAGGAAGCCTTAGAATTCGGTCAGGTACTAGGTCAGTTTGTTAATGCTGCTCCCGGTCCTGTTCTTAAAATGATGTTTCAAGTAATGGAGAAAGCATTTGATGAAGTTACGATGCGAGAAGAAGATTTTGAGGAACTGCAAGCCGCAATCGATCAGCAATCGGGAGGAGGTGATCAATCATCTCAGGGACAACAAGCTAGTGGTCCTGATGTAAGTTCAGCAAGTCCTGAACAACTAAAGAAAATTTTAGCTCAATTACCTCCAGAAGCTAAGAAGATAGTTACAGATGCTATAGCTTCTGGAGTTCCTGCTGAACAAGCTCTAAAATCTGCAATAGAGCAATTACAACAACAACCACAAGCGGGTGGATCTCCACCTGTTGCTAACTAAAGGGGAAGACCCAATGTCAATTGAGAATGAAACAGAAGAAAGTAATGTACCTTTATCTACTGATGAGGCAATTTTAGATAGTATTGGAGAAGGTAATGAACCGGCTGCAAATGAGAGCACAGAAACGCAAACTGTTAAGGAAACGCAAAACGTTGCGCCAATTGCAGCTACGCCCGGTAATAGCCAAGATCCTAACGCAAGCACTAATCCACAGCCAAACCAACAACAAGCTCGTGGTCCCCAAGACTTAGTAGATGCTAAAGGACAAGTTATTGCTGCTGGAGGAAAAGAACGAAGGTTCTATGAAGTTGCCATAAAAGAAACAAATCGTGCTAATACTTTACAAAAACAATTAACAGAAGCTACTTCTCGTAATGAAGGTCTAGAAGCTGCTGGAGGACTTGGCACACAATACGGATTATCCGCCGAGGAATTGACAACCGGCGCACAACTTATGCAAGCATATAAGAAAGATCCGACAGAAACAATAAAATATCTCTTGACACAAGCTCAAAGTAATGGGCATAATGTCGATGGTATCATCAGCGGTAGTACGGATATGCAAGCTGTACAACAAATGTTAAACAGTGCACTATCTCCATTACTAGCTGATAAGCAAAAGGAAACTGACGAACAGGAAAATCGTGATAAAGCACAACAAACTTATAACGAATTTCACGCAAGACACCCCGATAGTGCTGTTCATGAGGACACCCTTTCCCAACTTCTTAAACAAGATCCAAATCTTAGTGTAGAAGCTGCGTATTATAAACTCCAAGCATTTTACTCTCAAAAAGGGTTAGATTGGACGAAGTCCCTAGCAACGTTGAAAGCTGAACAAGAAGCTAATCCTCAACAAGCTAGTGTTAATACGCAACCACAGCCGCCTGAAGGTGGTGGAGTATCGCCTAATAATGTTACTGATACTGCCCAAGTTGCTGATGTAAATGTTTCTACTGCTGATATTATTCGTCAAGCAATGGCTGATGCAAATATCACTTAACTAAGGAAAATGAATTATGGCATCGTCACCGATTGCTACAGTTCTTGAATCAACACTAACACGTAGTCGTAAGAAACTCATTCTTGCTTCTATTAAGTCTAATGCTCTTATGGCGTGGGCTTTTGCTAATAACCGTGTTGAATTTGAGGACGGTGGCCATGAGATTACAAACCCACTAACGTTGGGACGTAATCCAAACATCACTTCTTATGAATATTATGATGAACAACCTATTGCACAGACCAGTGAATTTGATACTGTCTCATACAATTGGGCACGTGTTGCCGGTTCTGTTGTAATTTCAGACCAAGAAGAAGATGAAAACCAAGGATCAGCACAGATCTTTAAGCTTATGAAAGCTAAGATTGATGTACTGGAAGAAAGTATTAAAGAGAAGTTCTCTGAATACTTGTATGCTTCTGGTGCTGGTACAGATCCACAAGGCCTAGGACTTCTAATTCCTGATGATCCTACTACTGGTACTCTTGGTAATATTAACCGAGCTAACGAAACACAATGGCGTACTTCAGGCTATGACTTTAATGGCAACCTTGATAGTACTAATATTGAAGAAGCATTTGATGATATCCTAATGGATCTCACACTTAAAGGTGATAAGCCTGATGTTATTCTTTGTGGTCGTAACTTATACCGTCATTATAGAACTGCTGTACGTGATAAAGTAGTTATTAACTTGTCAGATAGTAATTCTGGCCAGAAAATGATGGATCTAGGTTTCTCTGGTGTTAAGCATCAGAACATTCCAATGATGTATGATGAAGATTGTCCTGTTAATAAATGTTTCTTTATTAATAGTAAATATCTACGTCTACATATCCTCAAGCATGTTAATATGAAAGTTAAAGAGTTAGTAGCTCCTTGGACTATTGATGCTCACGGTCGTCGTATCGTTTGGCAAGGTCAATGGTGCATGTGGAAAGCTTTCCGTACTCATGCTGTCTTGATTAACTCTTAATTGAAAGGAAAAAGGGGATGAGCCAAAATATTAAGCCCAAGTTTGAGGTACACAAATTAGAAGGAAAAGATATTAGACGAATTGCACGTTCTAAAGTCCAACTAGATGAGAAAGGGAAGGTTGTTTTAAAAGATAATCATCCTATCCTACTCGGAGGTTTCGAGTATGAAGACAGAGAAGTTGATGCCGGTTGGATGGTGTATTTCCCTAGTGGAAGTTCTATTAGAGTATGGACTGAAGAAGAGATGGTAAGACAAGGTTTTCTGTTGCCTCCTCATCTAGTTAATATGGAAAATGGTGATGACATGGGAGTAGTACAAAATACTTCTCTTAAGTCGCGATCCGAACAGAAAGAACAAGTTACTAAAAGTTCTAAGGTTCATCATACACTTAGTTAAAGGATAAATGTTATGGGAAAAGTCGTCGCAGACAACTACCCTCGTAGTATTAGCCAATATGTTCCGAATATGGAGTTTGCGGCTGATGTCATGGGAGATGTGCATATTGCATATCTAGGTGCTCCTGCCGCTGCTGATGCAGATGGAATTTGGGATGGAGTTAGTGCTACTAATAGTGCTACTTCATATACAAGTGCCGATTATAAGAATACTTTTGATGGTAGTTCTACTTCACTTACTACTACATCAGGTAAAATTGATGCTACATATGGACGTTGCCTTACTGCTACTGGTAGTGCTGGCTCTGATCACGTATGTACCGTAACAGGTCGAGATTATCTTGGTCAGTTAATGGTAGAGAATTTTACTCTTAGTGGTACGATTGTACAGCATGGTAATAAAGCATTTAAGTATGTTGATACTCTTGCTATTGCAACTGGAGCAGCTAGTGATACTGTTGATTTTGGTTGGTCAGATCGTCTTGGTCTTCCAATGAAAGCTGAAAAGATCTTAGGTTATACTGAATCTGATGTATCTATGCCTCATGATCCAGTAGATGTTCCTGTAGAAGTTGATGCAGTGCGCTTTGCTGCTGGTACTGATGTACTTGTAACTAGTCCAATTGCAGGACAAATTACTGGTGTAAATTCTGTTGTTACTACTGCTACTACAGGAACAAGTACTGCTACTGTAGTTGTTGGTGCAACTAATGTAGTTGGACTTAGTATCGTAATTGCTGGTGGGGCTGCTGTTGCAGTTTTAGATAGTGATATCGTTACTACTGATGATGATCAACTAACAAGTACTGTTGCTAAGTATGGTGCTATGGGTATCTCACCTGATGCTACTCCTAGTGCTGGTGCTGCTAATTATGTAGTAACTGTATCACCACTTGTGTTTATTGCTGGAGATGATACTGCCACACAAACCGCTACAACAGAAGATACTAGAGGAACACTTTTAGTAACTACTGTCTGTAATGGTACAGTATCCTATGAAGTTCGTTACAAAGTAGATACCAATGATCTCCATGGTATTGAACAGTTTAACGGTTAAATAGGATAGGTCGAAGAAGTTTAGCCTCCCCTTTTCTTCTTCGACCGTTTTATTATGAGCACATTAACAGAACTAATAACCAGAACTGCTGATAGATTATCGATGGTTGCTGGTACCGGAGTGCAGATTTATGCAGAGGATCGTATCGCTGAGATGATCCAGCATAAATTTGACGTTTTATTTAAAGAGGAATTTTGGCCTCAATTTCTTACATGGGAAGTCTTAACACTTGATGGAACACTTGGAATTGTTACTAAAGACCTAACAGATCTTGTTAAAGATTTTACAGACATTAGAGTAATCTTTCCAGAATCTTCTAGTATTGCTTTAACTAAGATGGCTGCTCTTGCTACTAATCCATTTGAACTTAGTGGTACTAGACCTATTCATTATGAAAGTCTAAGTCCTGCTGATACTAATAAAGTTGCCAAAGTGTTTCAAATCTGGCCTAAGACTTCTACTGGTAATATCATTATACAATATAAAACTAAACCAGCCGTATTCACTGCTGAAAGTATAATTGATTTTGATGATCAAGCATTAATACTTGGGGCTACGTATGACTATCTAGAAGATGATGGTACGAACCCTAATGCTTCACAGAAATTTCAATCCTTATTTGAAGCACGAGTTATGCAATTAAAGAACGAATTAAATTCTGGTCCTATTAGTCTTGATCCACTTACTACTCAACCGAATACTTTTGAATTTACGGCTATATCATAATGGTAAATACATTCCTATTCCCTACTGGTCCTAGAGGACGCCAGAAGCCTATTAATAGAGCTAATCATTTACTTGATGCGACTATTAGAGACTTTTCTGGTGGATGGAATGTTGTTGATAATGATCTTAACTTAGATACAAAGTTCTCTAAGAAATTAGAAAACATGCAACGTGGTGTTGATGGTGCTAATGAAGTCCGTCCCGGTACTAAGTTGTTTGCTGAAACTAATGCAGTCTTAGATGAAATTGTAAATTGTGAATACTTTAGTAATCATATCATAGCTGTTGGCAAGAATGGTAAGATGGTTGCTATTGATAATTCTGGTAATGTAAGAGAGATTTGGTCAGATGTATGGGCTAATAATCTTGCTGGTACTCCAGATGGGTGGGTAGCTACATCATTTGTTTCCTTTGCTGTATTCAATGGAGACTTACACGTTGTTAATGGGATAAATAAGCCTGTAAGAATTACATCTAATATCGTAGTAACATACTTAGTAGATCCTGCGAATGGTTCAAATGCTAATACGCCTATTGCTCGTTTCATTGTAGCACATGGTCGATATCTTATCATGGCTGGATCACTTATAGAAGGTAATGAAGATTTACTATATATATCTGCAACTGATTTAGGGGGTGTATGGCTTGGTGATGATGCTCCAAACGATGCTACTAATATTAGTCTCGGATCTAGAGTGCCTTCTGGCTCACAGACGATTAAGGGGTTGGGCCGCTTTCGTGATAAGCTTATGGTTATGTTTGAGGATGCTGTGCTACCCGGAACTTTAGGAGTATTTACAGATACAGATCATACTCCTACGTTTGACGATGCACTAGAAAATATAGGCGCATTGTCGCATCGTATTATTCAAACTGCTGGTAAGGACATGATCTTTGGTGATGTTAATGGAGTATTATCTATTAAGAGAGCCTTGTTTACTGGTAGTGTAGATGATGACCAACAGTCTACTCTTATAGATCCTGAATATCATACAGCAGTAGAACAAGTAAATAACACAGTATCTATTGAAGATAAAATATGGAGCTTATGGGATAGTAGAAATAAGAACTACATGTTATTTATTCCTAATGCCCCACAAGATACAGAGACTACTGAATATAGATGCTTCGTATATAAACGTAACCCTAAACTTAAGATAGAAGCTTGGAGTGATTGGAGAAATTGGGAATTCCGTTGTGGATGCCGATCATCTTTAAAGGATATCTTCTTATGTGAAGGTACTCAAGTATATATATTAGGAGATGCTACAGATACTACCGATCTTATTTGTAAAGATTTCATGGGAGATCAGGAAATGTTTACAGATGATACAGTATTTACAGATCAGACAGGATTTACTCCAGTAGAATCTATAAATGATAGTGGCATTCCTATTAAGTTTGTTTGGGAACTTCCTTGGTCAGATAACAAAGCTAGATTTCTTACAAAAAATAGTCGCTTCATTAACTTTGACACTACTGGAGATAATCCATTTACAGTAGAAATGTATACAGATAATATCTTTAATAATGCTGATGATCTTGGTGAGGATTGGGAAGAAGATACACTTAAATTTGATGATCTTCTTGGGTTTGATGTTGATGTTCTTGATCCAGCGTTAAGTATGGATTTCATTGCTGGTAATAGTCCCGGCTTTGGTGCTGATGGTTTTGGAGATCAATTTGGGGGAGGACGTCCTACTAGTTTAGAAAAGTTATATGCTTGGACAGCTAAATATAAATTACAAAAACTTCGTATGTCTGGAGAAGCAATAAGACCATTAAAGTTTATTTCAATTACATTAGGGTACTTA